GTTATCTATCTGTCAGTCAACTATCAGATTGGACTTACTGCATTGACGCCGTGGAGGTTATCCACGCGGAAGATGCGGTAGTACATATTGCTGCGGTAGTTGATTGCATTTGATGGATCGACATTGGTCGTGTTGACGAATGGATTGACTGCCATGCCGTAACGGGTCTTAAAGCCGATCTTTGGCTGGAAGGTCGCGTCATTGATTGCACGAACCATCTGTAGTGGGATGTATGGGCAGTAGAAGAGTCCTGCGTCATATGGCGAAGTTCCCTTGTATCCAACGCAGACGAAGTCGCGAGCGTTGCTGTTGATACCAACAGAGGAGTAGGGATCGACATAGACCTTGACCTTGCCGTTGAGAACACCGACGAAGGTGTTGCCCGTGTCATCGACATCAAGGTTGACATTGAGTGCTGGGCTGACATTAAGGAAGCCACCCATTGCGAGGGCAGATGCAACATCGGCAGAGCAGATGATGAAGTTGCCCTTTCCACGGCGGGTATCCTTGGCGATCACATTGGCTTCACGCTCAATCTGGAACATGAGTCCGCGGAACTTCTCAGCAGACCAACGACCATCGGAGTCGCGGATGAGATCGTAGACACCACCAGCATTTACGCCACCAGAGGTGACGCCTGCGCCCGTTGCGAAAGAATAAGAATTTCCAGCAGCCTTATAGTGAAGATCGCTGTGTTGTGCGCCAAGTTTAGCGGTTGTATAGATCGAACGAACGACTTCACGGTTGATTTCAGCAAGGATTTCGGTGCTGAGAATGTTTGCGAGTTCTGTCTCTGCATCAAGACCATGGATTGCCTTAAGGTCTTGTGCAAGTTCGATTGTGTATTCTGCCTTGAGAGCGCGGGTCTTTGCAACAACTGATGCACGATCAATGGTAAATGCCATTGTGTTGAAATCGCCATTTGCTCCACCCTCTCCAAGACCTTCACCGAGTTCGCGGCTCATGCCACGGAATGGTTCCCAACCAGAGACACCCGAGATACCACCAGATGCACCAGAGACAAGACCAAAGAGAGGATCTCCCACGAAGGTGGATTCAACAGTTCCACCACCAGCAGAAGTTGCTGATCCTGAAACACCGGAGAAGCGAGTGAATGCTTCGTTGAAGAGTGCTTCTTGTCCAGAACGACCGTTGTAGGTTGACTTCATTGCGAAGATCAAGCCAGTTGGCGAGGTCATTGGCTGAACCGATGCAACATCATATGCCATGAGGTTTGGCATTGAGCGACGGACGAGCGAGATGAGGATTGGATCATATCCTGCAAGACCAGATCCTGTTGCATAATCAAGACCCGCTGCTCCGATTGAGTTGGCTGGTGCTGCTGCTTCGCGGAGTGCTTGCTCTTGGTTCTCAAGAAGGATTGCAGTGACTGCGCGACGATAGTTATCCTTGATTGGTGAGAGGCTGTTATGTTCCATAACAGGTTCCCACTTACGCTCAAGTTGTTCGACTAGTGTGAAAGTTCCCATTTCTATTTCTCCTATTAATTTCTACAGGATTTACCTGTTCTTTAGACCTTTTCTTGACAATGCAGATGTGTAGTGCTGCATGATTGGACTTGCTGTTGTTTCTTCTGCGATTTCCTGCTCCTCGTCACCCGAATCAAACACAACTTCCTCAATGAGATTTTCGGTGACTGGTGCTGGTGCTTTGACGCGACGAGCATTTCCGAAGTATGATTCCTTGAGGACTGCCAACTTCTCTTCGAAGAGTTCCTCTGAATCAAACTCAATGCCCTCTGCAAGAGTGCGGAGTTTCTCGACCTGAGTGTCTGCTAGACCGTCGCAGTATGACTCAAAGATGTCATCACAGCGAAGGGCGAGGATCTCCTTGCGGAGTTCCATGTTCTCTGCGACTTGCTCGTTGACTTCGTCGCGGAGTTCGTCGTTCTCATCGGAGAGTTCGCCCATGAGGTCGATCTTCTCTTCTGGAACTTGAATGAAGTTCTGCTCAAAGAGTCCCTTCATTCCGTTGAGGAAGTTCTCTGCGATCTCAACCTTGATCTCGCTCTCAAGGACAAGGCGGTTTTCCTTGACCCACTCCTCGGCAATGTATGAGATGTAATCATTGACGCGACCAGAGAGTTCATCAAGAATCTTCTCGGTGTTCTCTGCAATGGTCTGCTCATATGCTTCTTCAAGGCTATCAACGATTGCGTCATAACGCTCGTTGATTGCTGCCTCAAAGATTGCGATTGCCTTGTTCTTGAAGTCCTCTGAGAGTTCTTCGCCATCAAACATGGCGACAAGGTGTTCCTTCATGGTGAAGTCAGTCTTGTCGGGAATCTTTGCCTTGCCCTTGAAGCCTTCCTTCGAAGCGATGGTTGCCTTGTTCTGAGCAGACTTGTCCTCTGGCTCGGGAAACTTCTTGATCTTTCCGCCGCCAAAGTCAGTATTGGTGTCGCTTGTTGCAACAACCTCGTACTCTTCGGAGACATCTTCCTCTTCGGACTCATCGTCCTCAAAGTCTTCATCATCTTCGAAATCTTCATCATCGAAGTCTTCTTCGTCTTCGTCAAGGAGTTCCTCCTCAACTGGCTCTTCTTCGTCAATGGTATCTTCCTCGTCAACCTCGTTGTCGATGTCTTCAAGGATCTCTTCTTCTTCGTAGAACTCTTCTGGCTGAGGCATTAGAAATCTCCTTTGTCTTCCCTATGTATAATATTTAGAGTTTTGATATGAAGTCCTTGAAGACTTCTAACTTTGCTTCTTCTAGTTCTCTTGAACTAGCCTTCTTTATGACCTTTTGGTAGGAGGAAATGGTCTTCTCCTGTAGGATTCCGTTGTTCCAAACCCATTCCTTACCTTCCATGATGCCATTTACAAAGGCATTTGGAGCAGATGGGTCTGCGACGATATCGACCGTGGCAAGGCTGAAATCATCCTGAACTTCATTGATTCCGTTCACTTGCTTGAGCGAACCCATGCCACGGGATGAAACTCCAAGACGAACTCCTTCATCGATCAGATTTTTCACAATATTTCCGAATGGAGTATCAAGGATTTTTGCCTTACCGTAAACAACTGTTCCATCCATGTTCATTTCCTTGATGATGTGGGAAACACGATCAAGATTGAGGGATGGACCTTGTGGATGTCCTAGTTCGCCAAGAGAACGGCTGCTTTCGATGTAGTTTTTATTGTACTTCTCAACCTCACGCTCCATGATGGATTGTGGATAGACGCGACCATTCTTGTTCACTTGCTCGGATTCCATGAACACACCACGAATGTAGTAGTTCTTCTTTCCGTTGCCAGCATCCTCAGCAATGGTTTGAATGTTTGTCTCGTTGTGTTCTGTGATCAGTAGCATGGAAACTCCTTATGGCACTATTCTTAGCCCTTAGTCTTCACATCTTTTGCTGGTAACATCTCCCCATATTTGCCCTTACTCTTTGTTCGTGCCGCTTGAGCGGGTGACAATCGGCCAGCCTTGACAGCAGCATTGATTCGTGAACCATGAACTTCATTCTTTGGGTTCTCAAATCTGCCATCTAGATCATAGTCCTTTGCTTCTTCAATATCGCCATAGATGCTTTGCCCAACCTCTGCACGAACATCTTCAATGTTGTCTGCAACGGTGGAGAAAAGAAGGCTGTTTGTAAGTTCCTTGGCAGAGACGAAGTCTTCGTCCATGATTGCCCTGATTAGATCTCTTGAGTCGGACATTTTATTCTCCTAGATTCTATTATCTATTGTTTCTTATTGCTCTGTGTTTGTTCGCCGCCACCCATCTGTGCTTGCATCTGCATTTGAGCCTGTTGCTGCTGCAACTGCTGCTGCATCTGAATATCGCCAGTCATCTGCTGTGTGGTAGCCTGAGTTGCAATCTGTGTTGGAATGGCACTGTCTGGATCCTGTTGCTTCTCCTGTTCCACCTGTGCAGCAATATCTGCCATATCCTCATCCGTCATTCTCAAAATATGCTTTTGAATGTATGACTTGGAGAAGTACTTGCCAAGGTATGGATCGGCAGAGTTCACAAGATTGAGGCGATTCGTCATGATCTCGTTTTCCTTGGCTTCCGTGAAATAGGAGTCCTTGCGGAAATCAAAGCGAATCAGTGGGTGAATGTAATCCCAATCTTCCTTCGTGATCACGCCCTTGAGCAGCAACTGAGTCTTCAATGCATCAAGGAAAAGTTCTCCGAACTTCTTCCTGAGCCTTTCGATGAAACGGAAGAACTTGAGTTCGTCTCGCGTGATCTCCGCTTGGCGACCCATGTTGAAGCCGTTCTGATCCGTCTCAAGACGGGACATCGGAACATTGAGGGACTTGTACAACTTCTTCTGGAAGTACAGGACATCGTCCATCTGTCCAAGATTCTGACCACCTGGCAGGGTGCTGACTTCCGTTCCCTTGCCACCTTCGCGGCGAGGCATCCAGAAGTCCTCAAGCATGGTCATGTGCCGCCGTTCGTCCTTGAGTTCTCCCGTAGATGCATCATAAACCAACTTGTTTCGGTAGCGGTTCATGATGTCCTTGAGATACTGCTCTGCCTTGTTCTTTGGAAGATTTCCGACATCGATATAGAACACCCTGCGCTCAGGTGCGCGGGATAGGCGATAGATGACAACTGCATCCTCGACCATCTTGAGTTGGTTGAGTGGCTTCAATGCCTTGTGTACATACGACAGGACTCTCTTCTTACCCGAATCAAACAAGCCGCTGTGAATGTAGCAGATCGAATCTGTGGCAATCTTCACACCCTTCGTTGGTGTGGCAGGAGTGAATGCGGCAGTGGTTGTGGATGTTTCCTCTCGCTCGCTATAGACGAAGAACTCATCGACCTTGGTGACAAGATCGGCATTGGTTGCCTTGTCCTTCT